TCCCCACGACAATTGGAGACCGCCGATGAGCTTCATCGGAACGGACGACGGCGCCGACGGCGCGCCGTCGTCCGGCCTGCCGCTGTGGCTGCGCGGTCTGCAGGGCGCACGAGGGCCTGCGCCTGATCCCATCGCCGGGCTCATGGCGCAGATCGCGCGCGATGCGCGGCTGCCGCGGACCGGAGGGCTGATCGGCAGCGGCTATGCGCGGTTCATGGCGGACTATGCGCCGCCGGTGACGCCGTATTCGCCAGGCCCGCGCCTCGCGACCGCGCCGGCGGCCCCCCTTTCGCAGCCGACGGAGAGGTTCGGCGGCAGTCCTCCGGCGGCGCCCGGCCCGGCCCCTCTTTCCGGATCGCCGCCGCCCACCGTCCCGGGGGCTCGGCCGGCTCAAGCGACGCCCTTCGCCCATTGGCTGAACCCCGGCGGCCAGGTCGTGACGCAATACGACCGGCTGGAAGGCCAGAACGTCACCTATCACCACGGGACGCTGGATGGAGTCGACGGCGTCTTCGTCGACAACGCCGACGATCCCGACGGTCCGCAGACGGTCTTCACGGCCACAGGGCCCGGCGCCCTGGCGCAAGGCTTCGCTCCGGCGGCGGATCGCGGGCCCGACGGGCCGCCGCTCTACCAGAAGACCGTCTGGCAGAACGGCAAGGCCGTCGCCTACCTGGTCCTCGACGCGTATGGGGCGCCGTCAAGGCCTATGCGCTGGACGGTGGCGAGGCGACCTCCGCTCCGCTGCCGTCGGATTACGTCGGGCCAGGCGAGGCGAAGCTCGCCTTGGACATGGCGTTCGTCGGCGGCGCCAAGTTGGGGCTGGGCGCCGGGCTGAAAAGCATCTTCGCCGCGACCCTGCCCATGCTGGGCCGGGACGCGGCTGAGGGTGAGGCCGAGGCCATCGGGCTCCGGCTCGTGGGCGGACGAAAGCCGCTCAACAGCCGCTACGCCGGCCAGACCTATCCGCTGGAAAATCTACCCCCGGCGCTGCAGCTTAAATACCCTGACAGCATTAACTTCACGCCAGATGGTTTTCCGGATTTCTCGCCTTAATCTCTAGCCGATGTGCGGACCAGCGGCTTGACCGGGATATATGCCAAGGACAGGAAGCTGGCCAATGAAGCCTTGGATCATCTGGGATTCACGGAGGAGCCATTCGGGTTCATGTGGCACCATCATGAGAGTGGTGAGATGATGCAGCTCGTGCCGCTAGACCTCCATCGGGCGGTAAGACACACTGGTGGAGTGGCGGTTATCAAGAGCAGGTCGAAGTAATGGCTGTGGAAATAAAAGGTATGATGGCGCCGCCAACGGATATGGATGTTTTACGTGTAGAGCGTGCCCTTGGATTCAAACTAAATAAGTCATATATTGATTCTGTTGAAAAATATAACGGGGCAAAATTTGAAGACAACGTGTTTAATATCGGAGATAATGGAATAAACGGTATACATAGATTTATACCATTTAATGAAATACTTAATTGCTATGATATATTTTGCAATCAATGTGGAAAATATCTTGTTCCAATCGCAGATTGTTACTGTGGAGATATTATTTTCATATCAAATAGATACAATGATGGGATGATATATTACCTAGATCATGAAGATCCCAGCGGGGCAGCGCTCACGCTCATCGCTCCGTCACTCGCAGAGTTCCTTAAAGGTATTCAACCAGACCGGAGCCGAGCTCGCCTTGAGCCGGGCCAGGTCAAGAGCGTGTGGGTCCATCCGGATTTGCTCAAAATGCTGAAGGATAAGGCCAAGAAGTCGTAATGGCGGTTGAGCAGCGCCGTGTGCGACTTGCTCGGGAGGCGATGCCGCATTCGGCGGCGATCAGGGCGGAGCCGGGCCGGGTTGAGGCTTGCGTGAGCGCGCAAATCACGTCGGAATTCACGAAATGAGATGATCGCCTAGCTGGCGGTCGAGGGGCCTCGCGGGATCGCGGGGCCTTTTTTGTTTTCCCCGCGGCGCCCACAGCCGGCCAGCCGGCGGTCGGGGCGGGCCTTCCCTGCAACCCATCCGAGCTCCGGGCGAGAGAGACGCCGTCCGCAGGCCTGCGCGTGGCCGCCGCATCAGTTTTCGTACAGGAGGACTACAGTTGACGACCTACCTCACGACGATTGTCACGAGCAGCGGCGGGTCTTCCAGCGGCGCCCTGGTGCGCGCCACCGTCAGCGACGCCTCGGTCGACTGGGCCGGCGGCGCCCCGCCCTACACCTACGCCCTGTCCGCCGGCTCCCTGCCGCCGGGCGTCGGGATCGACCCGAACACAGGCGCGCTCACGGGTGAGCCCACCGCGATCGGCGCCTATGCGGGCATCAAGGTCCGGGCGACGGACTCCACCGGGTCGTTCGTCGACACGGAGCCGTTCACGATCGTGGTCACCTCGGTGATCGAAAACCCGACCGACCTGACGAACGCGCTTTCGGTCTTCGGCGCCACGACCATCCCGGTCACGCTCTATGTCGATCCGGACGCGGCGTTCCCGGACCACACCGTCCAGGCGAGCAGCTTCCAGTTCAATGGGATCACGCCGGCGGCGAAGCTGACGATCCAGGGGCAGTCGGCGACGCAGCGGTCGAAGATGCCCTCCATCACGGTGAACAACTGCCAGAACCTGAGCTTTGTGAACCTGGACTTCGGCGACGACCTGAACTTCTTCCCCGGGGCCACGTCGTCGTCACCCCCGACCTGCCGCTGCGTCTATTCCTCGGCGAGCACGGGGGGCGGCGCGTGGGGCTATTCTGACTCGATCGAGTTCATCAACTGCGACTTCTGGGGATCGCAGCTCTATCCCCTGAAGCAGACGGGCGTCACCGATCCGCGCACCGGCCAGGACATCGGTGACTACACCACCGCGACGCTCGGCACGGATGGCTCCGGCAATCCGATCTACGACCTCTCGACCGCGCCGCAGCGCGTCGGCCTCGACGGCCGATGGCGGAACATCACGATCAAGGACTGCTGGTTCAGCAGCCTGCTGAACGCGATGGCGGCGACCTCCCTGTCGCAGAGCGTGGTCATCCAGGGCAATTACGGCGACCTGGTCATCTCCGACTTCATCGGCGCGGGCGTCGATTTCGTGAACACAGGGAGCAACCACTATCTGATCGAAGGCAACTTCTTCACCCGCGGGCTCGGATCCTCCGTCGTCCAGGGCGTCCATCCGGACTTCATCCAGCTCCATCAGAGCTCGGCGACGCTGCATCTCTACCACAAGAACGCCGTCATCCGCGGCAACGTCATCGCCCAGGCGCACACCAGCAACAACAATTCGACGCACCACACGAACCTGACCAACAACGCCAGCAACGCGAAGCTCTCCGACGGCGTCACTCCCAACCCCGACCGGGCGGGCATGATCTATACGCAGTACACCGACAACCTGCTGTTGGCGGCCGACGGTAATTCCAACCAGGTCCCGTCCGTCGACAGCCAGATCAACGGCTATTGCGCCCGCAACCGGGTGATGCGTCTCAACCCGTCGCAGGGCTTCAACGGCGTCGCCACCTCCGGCCCGTCGAACAGCTCCTTCGGCGGGATCACCGGCCGGCCCGGCAACGGCATCGTCGACAATCTCACCGAGGTCTCCATGGCCGCAGGCCGCGGCAACGTCGTCCTGTCGCCGCCGAACCCCAGCGACCCGAGCTCGCTGGCGACGCTCTATGCGACCCACATGAACGGGCCGTTCGACGTCGACTGGACCACGTTCCTGGGCGACGGCGGCCGCGCGAACCTGGCGGCGATGAAGGCGGCGCTGATCTCGGCCTACAGCTTCAAGAGCACCTCGCCGTACGCCTACCTGAACGCCGCCTACGACTACGCCAACATGGCGGCGACGCCGTCTGCGACGCGGCCCTACTATCCGGTGTCGCAGATCACCGGCGCGACCGCGGGGACGCCCTACGTCGATCCCGTGTCGCCGTGGCGCAAGCTGTTCGGCGGCGGGCCGGGGCAGACGCTCTCCTGCTCGGCGAACGTCCAGTATTCGATCGCCGACGACGACAGCGGGACCAATGCGACGACCTTGACCGGCTCCTCGGGGACCATCGACGAGGGCAAGTTCCTCAAGCTGCAGGTGACCCCGGCCTCCACCGGGACCACGACCACCAGCTACAGCGTGACGATCGGCGCCGAGACCTTCTCGTCGACCATCCAGACCGCGCAACTGCTGAGCTTCCCGGTCGTCACCAACGCCGCCAGCACCGTGAGCAAGCTCGCGGCCAGGCCGGCCTCGGAGACCGGCATGACCAAGCTGCTGGTCGGCATCGGCTGCAAGATCGCCGACACCGGCAGCGGGAAGGATTTCCTGGGGGACAACCAGGTCGCCACCTTCACGAGGTTCGGCATGTCCACCGCCCAGGCCAACCGGCTGCAGATCGCCCACAAGGCCTCGAGCAGCCAGACGATGGCGGACTACACCCTCCTGCAGGGCTTCAGCACGGGCGTCGCGCACACCTATGTCTACGCCATCGACCTGACGAGCACGGACCAGAACAAGCAGTTCCAGTTCGCTTGCGACGGTCAGCAGGTCCTGGCCTCGGCCATGACCAAGAACTCGGCGAACCTGACCGGCGGGCTGACCTTCGATCCGAACGTCACCTTCGCCAACATGACGGTGTTCGGGGCGCTGAACGGGACCTCGATCGCCGGCCAGGAGGCGGCGAACAGCACGCTGAAATTCCTCTGGATCCACTGGTGGAACGGCTCCCTCGCCGTGCCGGACCTCTCCGATCCGTCGCTCTTCGACCTCTTCACAGCGGACAACATCGGGTCGAACGGCCAAGGCGTGCTGGGCTTCGCGCCGAAGATCTTCTTCCTCGGCGGGAACGCCGGGGCGACGGACGGCTCGACGGCGAACTCCTGGAACGCGACAGGCGGGCTGAACAACCTCGGCAGCGGCCTGAACTCCACGAGCGGGACGCTGGCCCTCGTGAAGCAGATGGGCAGCTACAGCTAGTCTGAAGTCTGCCCGGGCGGCCTCGCAATCCTGCGGGGCCGCCCATCCCCGCGCGACGAGGTCGTGAGCCTCGCGGGCGGCATATGCAGCGGCGTTCGGCGCCGCCGGTTTCCACCAGCTCATCAGAAGAGAAGAGAGAGGACGGGTCGCATGGCGGGCGTCGGGCAGAAGTATGGGATCTCGGGCTCGCAGTATGCGGGCTGGACGTTCGCGGGCGGGGTGGCCGTGCCCGCGGGCGCGTTCGTCACCGAGAGCGCAGTCGCGGCGATCGCGGCGGGGACCACGCGGACCCAGGCCGGGGCGACGCAGCTCGCCCAGGAGGTCAACCGGGTGGACGTGGCGACCGCGCCGGCGGCGGGCACGACGCTCGGCGACGGGGTGAAGCTGATGGCGGCCGCGCCCGGCCTGACCATCCTGGTGATCAACACCACCGCCTTCGCGGTGCAGGTCTACGCGAGCGGCTCGGACACCGTGAACGGCGTGGCCGGCGCCACGGGCGTGATCCTGCCGCCGCAGGGGATCTACCTCTTCGCGTCGGCCGCGGCGGGGGCTTGGTCGTGCGAGGGCATCGGCACGGGCGCGTCCGGCGGCTTTCCGACGGTGACGGCGGTGGATGCGCTGACAGCGCACGCGGGTGGGGGCCAGGGCGCAGCCACCTCCTGCGCTGCGGTGATCAACCGCTTCACCACCGTGGCGACGGCCGGCGACTCCGGCCTCCTGCCCCCGGCCAAGGCGGGGATGCAGGTCACCGTGACGAACGCCGGCGCGGCCTCGCTGAACGTCTTCCCGGCGAGCGGCGAGCAGATCAACAACGCTGCGGCGAACACGGCCTTCGCCCTGGCGGCCGGCAAGACGGCCAGCTTCACCAGCGCGGCCAACGGCGCCTGGCACGCCGTGCTCAGCGCCTGAGCGGGGCCGGATGGCGCGCAAGCCCAGGCGGGCCCTGACGCCCGCCACCGCCGCCGAGGCCCTGGCGCAGATCCGCACCGGCGGGATCACGCCGCTCGACTACATGCTGCAGGTGGTGCGCGACGAGAGCGTCGAGCCCGCCAAGCGGCTCGACGCCGCCAAGGCCGCGGCGCCCTACGTCCATCCCCGGCTGGCCAGCCTCGCGGTGGGCAATCAGGACGATCGGCCCTTCGAGCAGGTGATCCGCTGGGCGCTGACCGAGGCCGAAGGCGCGCCGGATCCGAGCGCGAGGCTGGCGTGACCCGGCCGGTGCGACCACCCCACGGGCGCTCGGCTCAACCGACACCCACCAACCTCGAGCAACCGCTTTGGAAGACGACCCCACCGATGACGGCCGCGAGCTTTCCGCGGCCGCGCTCCTGCAGGCGCTCCGCGGTCTTCGCGCCGGAAGCGCCATCCCCGCCGATCCCATGGCGTCGCTACAGGCGGCGCTCGCGGACGACGCCCGCCGTCCGAGGGGCGGCGGCCTGATCGGCTCAGGCTACGCCGCCTACATGGCCGACCATGCGCCGCCCGAGGGCTGCTTCGGCGTGTCGCCGTCCGGCCCCTCGCCTTGGCCAGCCTGGCCAGCCGCTCCATCGCTGTTTCCGCCGTTCAATTCCGCGCCGTCGGCGGACGCCTCAGCCTCCGCCCCCGATCCGGGCGGGACGGGCGGCGCGGCGCCCAACAACCCGGAGATCGCCGTGCAGCCACCGCGTCCCGCCGTCCCTCAGCCGGATTCGAGCCCGACCTCCGGGATAGCGCCGGGCCAGACCGGGGCGTCGGTGCGCGGGCTCACGACCAGTCCCCAGGGCCGCGACTTCATCCAACGCCTGGAGCTCGATGATGCGGGGCGGCCCTACTTCGACATCACGCCAGACGCCCGGCACAACCCGACGTTCGGCTACGGCCACAAGGTGGAAGCCGACGAGGACGCGGCCCTGCGGGCCAAGCTGAACGGCCTCGACCGCGAGGGTCGCGCCAAGCTGATCGACAGCATGTTCGAAGACGACCTGGCCACCGCCGAGCAGCGGGTGAAGGATCGGCTGGGACCGGACGCCGTGGGCAGCCTCACCCAGCACCAATTCGACGCCCTGGTCGCCGACGCCTTCAACGCCGGGTCCGGCGGGGCGCTCGGGCCGAAGATGCTGCAAAGCATCTGGGACGGCGACATGGACGCGGCCGGCAAGCAGTTCAATTCCGTATGGGGACGCGACGAGAAGACGGGCCAGAGGGACATCATGGGCGGCCTCGTGACCCGCAGCCTCCGGGAGGCCGCGATCTTCAACCGAGGGGACTATGCCTACATGCCTACCAAGGCCGAGCAGGAGGCGCTGAAGCAATCGGCCCGCGCGGCCGCCCAGGCGAAGGCCAAGCCGCCGCGCTGAGACCGGCGCCGAGCAGCCGCGGGTGCGGCTCGCGGCTCAGTCGCGGGCCGGCCACAGCTCCTGCGGCTTGAATTCCAGTCCGCTGCCCACCTCCTCGATCGACAGCAGGGGCTTGGGCTGGAAGCTGCGCCACGTCGTCCGCCAGCGGCAGTGCTTGATCACGTCCAGCCGCCCGGCGCAGCTATCGCCGGAGGTGAGGCTGATCTTGCCGCTGTTGAAATCGACGCTCCAGGCCGCCGACCCGAGGTCCGAGCCCACGACGCTGCTGTCGTAGCCGATCCACAGGAGGCGACCGTCCTTCACCCGGAAGCTATAGGTGCGGTCGTCCTCGGCGGTCATGCCGCCGCTGAAGGCGAAGTAGAGCCGGACCCTCAGCGTCCCGTGGTGGAAGTCGACGCCGGGCGCCTCCGAGCCATCCTCCTTGCGCCGCCCGAGCTCATACTCGTAGCGCAGCGCCTGGTCCCGGGTGAGGCGTGGAAGCAGGGTATGGTTCTGCAGGGCGAGATCGTAGCCGCCGGCCGAGGCCAGGAAGCCGACGACCAGCAGGCGCGGGCGGGTGTCCGGCGGCGAATCCGGCTGCGCCGCCGTATCGTCGCGCAGGATCAACGCGACGGCGGAACGCCGCCCCTCCTCGAGGATTCCTTGGGCCGTGGCCTCGACCACCCATCCCGCCGGAACCCATTCCTTCTCGGTACGGACGTGCGGGGCGAGCGTGGGATAGGAACAGCACTCCGCCGCGCTCGGACCGGTCGCGTCGGGAGCGCTATTCGCCAGCGCCAGGGCCAGGAGGGTCGTAGACAGCATTCGTGGTCCATAACGCAGTCGTTCGGTCGTGGATAGTCCCGTTACGCGACGAGAGTTCGCATTTCATTCCTATGATGGGCCTTGCGCTTCTCCTAAAATCGCATTGAAATTCACGAAATGAGATGATGGCCGGGTGCGGTCGGCGCGGCTGATCCGCCCGCGCCCGCGTCCGCGCCACGGAGAGCTCCGGCCGTGCGCCTGCGCCGGTCGGCGAGCGACGGACAAGCCGTTCAGGCAGGGGATCGGATGGGCGCTGATGCAAGGCGGGGCCCGCCGGTCCGCGAGGTCGTCATCCCCTATAAGCCTCGAGCGGTCTGGCTGCCCTATCACGCAAGCCCGGCGCGCTGGCGGGTCGTGGTGGCGCACCGGCGGGCCGGCAAGACTGTGGCGGCGCTGAACGGGCTGATCCGCACGGCGCTGACCTGCGACAAGCCCAACCCGCGCTGCGCCTATGTCGCGCCCTATCTGGGGCAGGCCAAGGCGGTGGCCTGGGACCACCTCAAGCGCTTCACCGCGCCGATCCCCGGTGCGACGTGGAACGAGTCGGAGCTGCGCTGCGACCTGCCGAACGGCGGCCGCATCCGCCTCTTCGGCGCCGACAATCCGGACGCCCTGCGCGGGCTCTACCTGGACGACGTCGACTGCGACGAGTTCGGGGACTGGGACCCCCGGGCCTGGACCGAAGTGATCCGCCCCGCGCTGTCGGACCGGCAGGGGCGGGCGACCTTCACCGGCACGCCGCGCGGCAAGAACAGCTTCTTCGAGCTGCGCGAACGGGCCGTTCGCGGCGAGCCCGGCTGGGCGCTCTGGGAGCTGAAGGCCTCGCGGACGGGCCTGCTGACGGCCGAGGAACTGGCGGACGCGAGGGCGAGCATGGACGAGGCCGCCTACGCCCGGGAGTACGAGTGCAGCTTCGACGCCGCGATCGAGGGCGCCTTCTACGCCGGCGAACTGGCGCGCGCCGAAGCGGAAGGCCGGTTCTGCCGCGTTCCGATCGAGCCCACCGCCAAGGTCGACACCTGGTGGGACCTCGGCATCGACGACGCCACGGCGATCTGGTTCGTGCAGGACGTGGGCCCCGAGCGGCGGGTCGTCGACTATCTCGAAGTCTCGGGCGAGGGCCTGCCGCAGATCGTGCGCCGGCTCGAAGGCCGCGACTACCGCTTCGGCCGCCACGTCCTGCCGCACGACGCCGAGGCCCGCGAGCTCGGGACCGGGGTCAGCCGGCTCGAGACGCTGAAGGCGCTGGGGCTGCGCGACATCCATGTCGTCCCGCAGATGGACGTGGCCGACGGGATCAACGCCGTGCGCCTGATGCTGGCGCGCTGCTGGTTCGACGCGGAGCGCTGCGCCCGCGGGATCGAGGCCCTGAAGCAGTACCGCCGCGAGTGGGACGGCAAACGCCAGGTGTGGCGCGAGCGGCCCTTGCACAACTGGGCGAGCCATGCCGCCGACGCCTTCCGCTACGGCGCCCTGGCGCGGCCGGTCGCCAAATCGAGCGCCAAGCTCGCCATGCCAGACCTGGGGATCGTTTGATGAGCATGAACAACGCCAACACGCCGAGCGGCGTGGTCGCCGTCGCGCCGAGCGACACGGCCTTCGTGGACCTGGTGGGCGTCCAGGTCGGCGGCGCGGGCGCGGTGACGGTGGTGGACTCGCTGGGCAACGCCACGGCGATCACCTGCGTCGCCGGCCAGACGGTCGCCTGCCGCATCGTCCAGGTGAAGGCGACCGGCACGACCGCGACCGCCATCGTCGGCTTCAAGGCCTGAGATGCCGCAGCTCCTGGCCCTCGGCCTGGGCCCCGGCATGGCCGACGACGCGGCTGTCCTCGGGCCGCCGAGCTACAGCGCCGAGGCGGCGACCCTCTTCGCGCGGATGACCGTGCAGCCGCCGCCCGCCCGCAAGACGCTGATCGACAACACCATCGTCGGCCTGAAGGCCGCAGGCTTCTGGACCCGGCTCGACGCCCTCTACATGTTCGCGGCGCACGACGGACAGGCGGCCCTGCTGAACTGGATCGCCAACCAGTACAATGCGACGTCGTCGGGGGCGGCGTTCACGGCCGACGCCGGTTACGCGACCGACGGCGCGGCCACCTACCTCGACACCAACTTCAACGCCTCGACCGCGAGCGCGCCGAACTACACCCAGAACTCGGCGATGTTCGGAATCCGCATGAACGACGTCGGCCAGGCCGGGGCGACGGGCTCCATCGGCGGCGCCTACGATGGAACGAACGGCAGCAACCTCAATCCGCGGAACGCCTCGAACACGCTGCAGGCCCGCTGCAACAACAATTCCTCGGTGGCCTCGGTCGCGAACACGACCACCAACGGCTACTTCACCGGCCGGCGGCTGGCCGCTTCGGGAACGAACGCGATCCGCTTCGACCGCGAGGGCGCGAACCTCGTCACCTCGAACCTCGCCTCGACGGCCTTGCCCAACCTGACCTTCCGGGTGGGCGGCTATTCCAGCGCCAACTTCCGGGCCGGGACCTTCTCGTCGGCCCTGCTCGGCCAGGGCTTCAGCGACGCGGACGTGGCCAGCCTGATCTCGATCCTGAACGCCAACTACTTCTCGCCGCTGGGGCTCTGATGACGATTGAGACCTTGAAGGCCTCTGAAGAGGCGCATCGCGGCAAGGGCCGCAAGCTCCGCTATTCGGACGCCGACTTCCTGCGCATCGTGGACGACGAATGCCGCCGCTCGGTGGGGTTCGGCGAGGGCGACACGGGCGAGCTCTCGCGCGTGCGGATCAAGGCCCAGGAGTACCGCCAGGGGAAGATCGTCGACCTGGCGGTGATCCGCGGCCGCTCGGCAGCGGTGGACTCCACCCTGTCCGATGCGGTCGACACCCTGATGCCGGACGTGATGGAGGTCTTCTTCGGCGGGGATGATGTGGTGACGTTCGAGGCGGACGGCGCCGCCGACGAGGTCCAGGCCCGCGAAGAGACCGATGCGGTCACCCATGTGGTCTTCCACCAGAACGACGCCTTCCGCGCCTTCCACGACGCGATCCAGGACGCGCTGCTCAACCGCACCGGCCTTTTCCACTGGTGGTGGGAGGAGGACGAGCGGCCGATCGCCAGCCACGAGGCGGGCGGTCCGGAGGAAGCGGCCGCCCTGGCCGCGCTCGGCCGGCTGCAGGCGCCCTGGGCGAAAGCCGAGATCGAGGCCCGGGACGACGGCTCGACCGCGGTCAGGCTCTGCGAGCTGCGCGGCCGCGTCTGCTTCAAGGCCGTGCCGTCGGAGGACTTCACCGTCGCGGCCGATGCGGTGGCGCTGCGCGAAGCCGCCTATTGCGCGCTGCGCGACCGGCCCCGGGTGCAGGACCTGATCGCCCGCGGCGTCGACGCCAAGCTGGCGCGCGCGCTGCCGCACGCCACGACCAAGCAGGACGCCATGGCGAACGCCCGCGACGAAGCGGGCGAGAACGACCGCGCCGGCGAGAGCGGCGTGGACGACCTGCGCGTGGTCGAGGTGCGCACCCACTACCTGCGGATCGACGCCGACGACGACGGCGAGGTGGAGATCTGGCGGATCGAGACCGACGCCGAGCAGCGGGTGCTGCTGCAGAAGGAGCAGGTGAGCCAGATCCCGTTCGGGGCGCTCACGCCCTACCTTGCGGCGCACCGCTTCTATGGCGAGAGCCTGGCGGACAAGCTCTTCGAGGTGATGCGCATCAAGACGGTGCTGCTGCGCATGCTGCTCGATTCCGGCTACTTCGCCCTGAACCAGCGGATGGAGGTCTCCGAGGACCAGGCGAGCGAGTTCACCATCTCCGACCTGCTGAACAACGCCCCCAACGTGCCGGTCCGCTCCAAGACCGGGCAGGCGGTGCGGCCGATCTCGGCCGGCGCGCTGAGCTTCGACGTCTTCGCGGCGATGGAGTTCATGGCCACGACGGCGGAGCAGCGGTCGGGGGTGGTGCGCAACGCCCAGGGGCTGAACCCCGACACCCTGCACGACACCGCGAGCGGGGCGGCGCAACTGATCTCCGCGGCGCAGAAGCGGGTCCGGATGATCTGTCGCGTCTTCGCCGAAACCGGGGTGAAGGACCTCTTCCTCGGCGTGCACCAGATGCTGCGCGAAGAGTTCACTCGCGCGCACGCGCCGACGCGGATGAAGGTCGGCCAGGCCTGGCGTGAGGTCAGGCCGGACGGCTGGCGACCGCGCGAGGCCCTGGCCGTTCACGTGGGCGTGGGCTCCTCGGAGCGCAGCCGCGACCTCGCGGTGCAGGCCCAGGCGATCGGGCTCACCGAGAAGGTGGTGCAGCTCCAGGGCGGGATCGAGGGGCCGTTCGTGACCGAGCAGAACGTCTACAATCGGCTGCGCGCCTTCAGCCGGGCCATCGGCGAGAAGAGTCCGGAGCTCTACTGGAGCGATCCCGCCCAGACGCCGCCGCCGCCCGCGCCGGGCGCGCACGGCCTCGACGCGGCGAAGGCGCAAGGCGAGGCGCAGATGGCGCGCGAGCGGCTGGCCGCGGAGCTGTCGCTCAAGCGCGAGGAGATGCAGCTCAAGCTGCAGCTCGAACGCGAGAAGGCCGCCGAGGCGCTCCGGCTGCAGCGCGAGGAGCTGATGGCGACGATGGCGCTGAAGAGCCAGGCGCTCGCCGCCGGCGCCTCGCGCTCCAGCGACGTCGCGAGCGGCGTCCAGCGCCTGCCGGGCGGGGTGGGCGGATGAGCGGACGCGACTTGTCGGCCGACGTGCTGCGCGGGCTCAAGGCCGAGGCCGAGCTCGCCGAGACCGAGGCCGCTTTCGAGGCGGTGCGCGCGGCCCTGCTCGCCGCGCTCGCCCAGACGCCGGTCGGCGCCGACGCCAAGGTGTTGAAACTGCACATGTCGCTGCAGAACCTGGCGGCCGTGCGCGAGGCGTTGGCCAAGACCATCGCTGGGGGACGGCACGCCAGCTATGCGCGCGCCGCCGAAGAGGCCATCGCCGAGGCGGGCGTCACGCGCGGATAGGGCTCGCTACGCCCGGCGGAGCTCCGGCAGGAGGCCCGGCCAGGCGCGGATCCAGCGCGGTCCGCACCAGAGCTCCTTGGCCTGGAGGCCGCCGAGGTCCTCGCAGGCGGCTTCCGCCTCCGCGTCGCTGGGGCAGTGGAACTCGAACCGCCCCACGACCCGCCCCTGGTCGTCGAGGTAGTTGATCTTGTAGTGCGGCATCCGGTGCTCCCGTCGGACCGCGGATTGAGCCACACGCCGGCTCCCCCGTGCTTCACAGTAGACACGAGTTGCAACCTTGACGCTAGGGGATAGTGGGCGTCGCACGTTCAGCGCGAAGCTGCGCGGCCAATCGGGCCGGCGCCAGATCCGGGAATGACCATGAGCATTGACGATGGCGGCCGCCGTCCGACGGACCGGTTCGCCTATCTGAGGGCTCTGGCCCGCGGCCTGGCCCAGGCGCCGCAGGATCCGATCACCCTGTTGCAGGCGGCGAGCGCCCAGGACGCGCGGCGGCCCACGAACGGCGGTCTGATCGGCTCGGGCTACGCCGCCTACATGGCCGCCCATGCGCCGCAATCGCCCGGTTTCCCCGCCGCGAGCCTGTTCGAAGCCGATCCCGGGGGCGTCGGCCCAGGCGGCGGACAAGCGCCGAGCAACCTGGTCGGGCCGGCGCCGGCGGCGCCCCAGTCCGCGGCCGGCGCCTCGAGCGTCGACCCGCGGGCCGCGCAGCTCGCCGATCTCAAGGACTACCTTTCCGATCCCGAGGTCGAGGACAGCAAGCCCTACGTCTACCAGGACAGCCGGAACATCCTGACCGGCGGCATCGGCCACAAGATCCTCCCGTCGGACAATCTGAAGGACGGCGATCCCGTCTCGGCCCCGCTGATCCAGCAGTGGTTCGAACAGGACGGCGGCCGCGCGCTGGACGCCGCGCGCGCCCAGGCCGCCGAGGCAGGGATCGCCGACCCGGCCTTCGTCACGCCCCTGGCCTCGGTCAACTTCCAGCTCGGCCCCGCCTGGCGAAAGAGGTTCCCGAACGCCTGGCGCCAGATCCTGGCGGGCGACTACGCCGGCGCGGCCGACGAGGTCGCGAAGTCCTCTCAACCCGGCCGGGATTCGGACTGGATGCGCCAGACCCCGACGCGCGTCCGGGCGTTCCAGGCGGCGCTTCGGGCGCTGCCGCCGAAGCCCGCCGGCCCGTAGGCGACCCGAAAGGGAACGGTCCTGCTCGCCAAGATTGACAGGCGTCGCCTCATGTTTCTACTTTGTTCCGCGGCGAGGCTTGTGGGGGCGGCGATGAGGCGTGAGGCGAAGGCGTTGGCGGCGTTTCTCGCGGGAGCATCGCTCTTCGCCTCGGGTCAAGTCGCGGCGAAGCCTCCATTGAGCGTGGTCTACTGCAAGAAATTCCACGGCGGGGGTGCGGCCTATCTGCTGGCGCGCGAAAGGCCCGACGGCGATCTCGACTTCGGCTTCTCGAACTGGATGTCGAACGGCCATCTCGCGGGGATCGGCGGTACGGCCCGCCGCGTCGGGAGCGGGTGGGTCTACACCTCGATGGACGAATCTTCCCAACCGGGACGCCCATGCGTGGCGCACATCCGGATCCAGGGAGCGAAGGGCGCGCGGGTCGCCGCTGCGCCGCTGGATTCCTGCGATGGAAACCAGGGCGTGGGCGCCAGCGTCGGCGCGGTGGATTTTCCGCCGGGCGCCTATGGCGGTCGTCCGCCGAAGGGCTCGACGAGCGTGAACGAGGACGCTCTAGGGCCGAAGTGCGACTCGCTGAAGTAGCCGCGCCGGCTTCTGCGGGCGCCCGGTCTTGCGCATGGGCCGTCAGCGGACCGACGCGTCCGTCTTGATGTCCTCCTGACGAGCGTGCGCCGCACGGCCGCGCCCGGCGCGGGGCGCGTTTTTCCAACGATGAAGGTGACGAATGGCTGAGGCCGCCGAGGCGCCGCAGGGCGGCGCGCTGTCGCTCGACGAGGCTGTCGAGCTGTTGAACCGGCGCGACGGCGAACGCAGGGAAGGGCCAGGGCCCGACCCCGATGAAGACGATTTCGAGGGCGCGGCCAGTGCGCCCGAGGAGGCCGCCGCCCGGGCCGAAACCCCGGACGACGGAGAGGACGAAACCGAGGCGGAGGACGAAGGCGACGTCGATCGCCTGGAGCCGCCGAGGTACTGGTCGAAGGACGCCAAGGCCCGGTTCGCCGAGCTCGATCCCGACCTGCAGGCCGTCGTGCTATCGCAGGAGGGACCGCGCGAGGAAGCCGCCGCCCGGGCCAAGGCCGAGGCCAGGGCCGTGCGCGACGCCGCCTTGCAAGAGGCGGCGCAGGCGCGCGAGCTGGCGAACGAGCTCGCGGGCTATATGCCCGACGCGGTCGCCCGCTTCCACGCCCGCTGGGGCGAGGAGCCGGATTGGGCGGGCTACGCCCAGGTCCACGGCCTCGAGGCCGCAACCCACGCCCGCGCCCAGCACGCGGCCGAACGGGCGGAGCTGCAACGCGCGTCGCACGTCGCGCTCGCGGCCCGCCAGGCCGGCCACAACGCCTATGTCGCGGCCGAGTTCGAGAAGCTGAAGGCCTTCGATCCGGAGCTCGCGCACCCGCAAGGGGGCGCCGAGCGTCGGACCGAGGTCACCCGCTATCTGGTGGGCAAGGGCTTCGACCCGGGCTCGCTGATGCAGATCTCGGCGCTCGAGATGAGCCTCGCCCGCAAGGCGATGCTCTGGGACCAGGCCCAGGCGACGGCCAAGGCGTCCAACTCCACCCCAAGGCCGGCCCCGCGGGCGACCCGCCCCCTGACCCGGGGCGGGGCGTCGGCCGGGCCGGTCGACCCCAAAGCCCGCAGGGCCGCGCAAGCCGCCAGCCGCTTTTCCAAGACGCGCTCGATCGAGGACGCGGTCGCCCTGCTCAACGCCCAAGGAGACTAGAGCCCCATGACGGCTCCGACCAACCTGTCCACCACGCTGAACGCCGTCGGCAACCGCGAGGACCTGGAGGACACCATCTATCGCGTGGCGCCCGAGAAGACGCCGTTCCTGTCGGCCATCGGCAAGAAGAAGGCGCAGGCGCGCTATCACGAGTGGCAGACCGAGACGCTGGCCACGCCCAACCCCAACAACGCCCAGCTCGAAGGCGACGACATCGCCAACCTGGACGCGCCCAACAACACCACGCGGGTCGGCAACTACTGCCAGATCTTCCGCAAGACGCTCGGCGTCTCGCGCACCCAGGAGGTGGTCGACAAGGCCGGCCGCAAGTCCGAGGTCAACCGCCAGAAGGTGCGCAAGGGGATCGAGCTGCGGCGCGACATGGAGGCGCGGATGATCGGCAACTACGCCTCGGTTGCGGAGGCGGGCGCGACGGCGCGCGGCACCGCCGGCGTGCTCGCCTGGCTGACCAGCAACGTCTCGCGCGGCGCCTCGGGGACGAGCGGCGGCTTCTCGTCCGGGGTGGTGAACGCCGCCACGAACGGCACGCTGCGGACCTTCACCGAGGCGCTGCTGAAGGCGTGTTGGGCCAACGCCTTCTCCAACGGCGCGAACCCTTCGATCGCCCTCATGGGCCCGGTGCAGAAGCAGGAGTTCTCGGCCTTCACCGGCATCGCGGACATCCGCGCCGAGGTGAAGGGCCGCGAGCAGGCGACCATCATCGCCGGCGCCGAGGTCTATGTCGGCGACTTCGGCCAGCTGATGCTGGTGCCGCACCCCTATGGCCTGACCCGCGACCTGGTGGCGATCGATCCGGACTATGCCTCGGTGGCCACCCTCGACGGCTTCAAGACCGACGACCTCGCCAAGACCGGCGACAGCGCCAAGCAGATCATGACCCACGAAGCCGCCTTCGAGTGCGCCAACGAGAAGGCCCACTTCGTGATCGCCGACCTGCAGTAGGGGCGGCGCGGCGCACCGCGCCGCATGAAGGCGATTCCTGGAAGCCGCCGCGGCGAGAGCCGCGGCGGCTTTCGTCTTTTTCCCCGGAGCCAAGCGCCCGATGACGCTCATCGCCTCGGGATCAGCCGGCGGGCGCCCCGCGCTCGCCGACCTGGCCCAACTCGCCGCATTGCTGGGGGCGCCCGGCGGCCTGATCGGCAGTGGCTACCGCACCTACATGGCGCAAGCCGGCAGTCCGCCCCTGAGCGGCGCCGTTGGCGTCCAGCACGCCGCGAACGACGCCTCTTGCCCGACCTGCCACCAATCGGTCCCGCCGTCGCCCCTCATGGCGCCACCAAGGTCCGCGGGCGATCTCGGCGCGGCCATGCGCCAGCTGCCGGAGATGATCAACCCGACGCTCCTGCCGCTGCCGCTCGCCCAGGCTTGGGCGATGGGACAGTTCGGCCGGGGAATCGCGAAAACGCAGATTGCACCCCGTGTGCCTACCCTGGGACCGACGGCGCCGACAAAAGCAGGGAGGAGACGGCGAGAGTGGAGCGACGATCCACGCTGTGACGAACAGTTCCGCGCTGATCGCGCGATCTGCCAAGGTCTTCCCGAGTGGGACGAGTCCGGACGTGAGTCGTGCTGGAGAGCCCAGAACGAACGCAACGCGAACTGCACTACAAAGGGTATCCTCGATTTTCCGCCCCTGCTGGGTTGGCGATAGTTCCCGATATGTTCTTGACTCCGGCGGGCCGGCGGTGCTGATTTGGCCGGGAGGCTGGATCATGCAAGTCATCGCCGAACATTGGCTGGATCGCGCATCCTCGGCTGAGAAGATCCGGGCGCGCCTGTATGAGCCGGTTCTCGAGGACGACGGTATAACCTGGAGCTGCCGCGTAGAGGTCGACGGGCGCGTTGACGGACCTCAGAAATCCTACGGGGGGTCGAGCCTTCAGGCGCTGGAGCTTGGGGTCAAGCTGCTGTCGATCATTCTCTACGCGTCGCCGATCTATCGCCGCAAGGCTCTCGGGTTCCATGGGCGGTTTGGTGGCGATCTCGGCATACCGGCCATGAGCGCCTTCTTCGATGAAGCGCCGTATCCGTTTTGAGCGGCCGCACAGGCCCTGGCGCCGGCGGCGGCTGATCGCGGAGGACTGGCGCCAGGTTCGCTTTTCGAACAGGCCGATGTGGATCCGCATCTATGCGCCTGGGCTGGAGCGCGACGGCGTCACCTGGAGCTGCGCGTTCACGATCGACGCGCCCGTGCTCGCGAGAGGCCGGGGGGTCGGTTCCACCAGCCTGCTGGCGCTGGTCGAAGCAATGCGCGGCATCTCGCGAGCGCTCTACACCTCGTCCGCCTTCCGACGGCGGCTGATCGGCGGTCCGCGCGGGCGCTCGATGTTCTGGCCGGCGACCGCCGACCTGCACGACCTTGCGCCGGATCGGTTCTGAAGCGCTCATGCGTCGCCTGACCTGACTGCATCGCGCCATGGGCGCCGACGCCTTGCTTCTTCCAGAAGGAGACTTCCTTTGCCCACCAAGACCCTCTCGGACCCGGCGGACGCCGGGGCTGCGCCTGCGCTCGCGTCCAATGCGGACCTCGTCAGCTATCGCGTCCTGCCGAAGGGGGCGGGGCTGATCTACACCGGGGGCTACGACGGCTTGACCGGTCAACCGTTCACCTTCGCGCGGGGCGACGTCGTCGACGGCGTCCAGCCGTCGATCGCCGCCGAGCTGGAAGACCGCGGCCTGGTGGAAGTCCTTGGCCAGGCGTGAGCTGCTGATCGGGCCCGACTTCGCCGGCGACGTCGCCCATTACGCCGAGGACGACGGGGCCGGCGGGCTCCTGATCCACTCCGTCCAGGACGTGGCGCCGATCCTCGAGCGCAACAAGGCGGCCGCCAACCACAACGACGGCTACAGCCCGTCGCGGGAGCTCCGGCGCGTGGCCTTCATCCCCAACATCGTGCGGCTGAAGTGGCTGAACGAGGAGGGGTGGGACGCCTGGCGGCCGGACCTCTACGCGGACCGCCTCGTCGCCAAGCTGAACGACCCGGACTGGCGCTACCTGCGCACCGCTCCGGGGCGCGTCGGCTGTTCCAACGGAGTGCTGCGATGAGTGGCGCCACGACGAATCTGGCGACCCTCGCCGACCTGAAGGCCGCGATCGCCGCCTGGGCGACGCGCTCGGACCTCGACGCGCGCATGGGCGACTTCGTGGGGTGGGCGCACCAGGAGATCTGCCGACGCCTGCGCGCGCCGGTGCTCTACGCCCGCGCGGACGTGGCCGTGGCGGCCGAGACCGCGCCGGCGCCGGACGGCTTCCTGGCCGCGCGAAGGCTGCACCTGGACCTCACGCCCAGGCGCATCCTGCGCCAGACCGACACCGCCAGCCTCGCGGAGCTCAGCGCGAACCTGGGGCTGGCTGACTACCCCGGCCACTTCGCCGTGGAGGGAACCGACACCCTGGTGTTCGCGCCGCTGTTCGGTGGGAGCGCGACCGGCAAGCTCCTGTTCTACCAGGCGCCGGCGGCGCTGGCGGACGACGGCGACGGCAACGCCGTGCTGGCGAGGTACCCCTTCCTCTATCTTTGGGGGGCGCTGGAAGCGCTCTACCGCTACCTTGAGGACGACGCGACCTGCGACCGCTATGCGGGCCTCTTCGGCGCGCTGATCGACAGCGTCAACGCCGAGGAGGCGGCCGATGCCCTGCGCGGGCCGCTGGCCGCGCCGGCGGCCTCGGGCGCGGTGGTCTGATGGCCGCGCCGCCCGGGCTCGCGCCGGAGCTCGCCGCCTATCTGGAGGCGCTGGAGAGCCGGCTCGCCGCCCTCGAGACGCCCCCCGGGTTCGCGCCCGCCTTCCTGACCCTTTCCAGCAACCTGACCGCGGCCAGCGCCGCGGCGCACGCCGCCCGGCTCGGGATCGCCACGGACCTCAAGACCCTCGTCTGGTCCGACGGCGCCCACTGGTGGCGGGCGGACACCGGAGCCCCGATCGCCTGATGCCGTCGAGCTACACCGCTTCCCTGCGCCTCGAGCTGCAGTTCACCGGCGAGAACGTCAACCTTTGGGGCGACAAGCTGAACGCGGCGCTCGCCCGTGTGGACGACGCCGTCGCCGGCTGGGCGACCATCCCGCTCACCGCGCCCTATGCGCTCACGACCGCCAACGGGACCGCCGACCAGGCGCGGCTCGGCATGCTGAAGTTCACCGGGACCGGCGCGTTCACCGTGACCGTGCCGGCGGCGGCCAAGCGCTACGACGTCTGGAACGCCTGCACGGGCGCGCTCACCGTCACCAACGGCTCGGCGAGCGCCATCCTCCAGCCCGGCGAGGTGGTGAGCCTCGTCACCGACGGGGCCGCCAGCCTGAAGCGCGTGCAGCCCACGGACCTGGGCGGCGGATCGCTGACCAGTGTGGGCGCGATCTCGGGGCTGGCGACACCGACCCAGGCGAGCCAGGCGACACCGAAGAGCTACGTCGACGGGGCGATCTCGTCGGCGGCGTTCTCGATGGGGTCGTTCGGCGTGCCGATCACCGCCGGGGACGCAGGCAAATTTCTGACCAACAACGGGGCGGTCCCGAGCTGGAGCCTCCCTTCCGTCTCGCAGATCAGCGACTACGCCAGCGACCAGGCGGCCCGGCAAACGGCCGCCACCGCGCTCGCCGTCGCCTTCGCCGCCGCCCTTTGAGGAGGACCCATGGCCGTCACCGCCAACAGTCTCGTCACGCCGCAACAGCCCCAGGCCGCTGCGACCGCGCTCTCGACCAGCGCCAACACCAACTACACGGCCCCTGCCAACACGACCCTGGTGGTCACGGCGGGCGCCAACGGCGCACGGCTGACCAAGCTCAAGTGCGTCCCCTGCGCCACGGTCACGTCGACGCAAATCCAACTCTTCCGATCGGCGGACGGCGGGACGACGAAGCGCTTCACCAATTCCGTCCTGATGAGCGCCTACACAATGGCCCAGACCACCCAGGCGGCTCAGACGGACTTCGGCTACTCGGATGGCTCGCCTTTGATCCTGGCGCCCAACGAGCAGGTCTATCTCGCGGTGGGCGTGGGCAGCGTCCAGATCAACGCCGAAGCCGAATGGGCGAACTACTGAGATGATGAATCCGGCCGACAGAATGCAGGGTCTGCTGGCCCAGAAGATAGGCGGCCCGAAGCAGTCGTCGATCGAGTGCCAG